GTTAAGCGCCAATCAAATAGACACAAACATTATTACATCTCAAGATTCCGCAGGCATTTTAATTAATGATGCTTTGATAATAGCAGGGCCGCTTAAAGCAGACGGATCATCAGCCATTCAAATCGAAGACAGTGTAAATGTTACAGGCTTAATCACCTCCAGCGGTAATATTATTACTGGTGACGGTATCACTGCCGCAGGCACTATCACATCAGCCGCTACTGTGGCCACAGGTAGTATCACAGCAGGTACATCTTTCATCATAGGCAACGCAGATATAAATGAAACTGATTTAGAAAAACTTGATGGCATCACAAATGGCACATCTGCCGCAAACAAAGCAGTGGTTACTGACGGCAACATCGATGTTACAAGTTTAAGAAATGTTACTGCGTCTGGCATACTGACTTCATCCAGTTTGGTTACAGAAACCATTTCATCTGCTGATTCAACCAGTGTGCTGTTTAACGATGGCATCACAGTTGGTGGCCCTATCAGAGCAGATGCATCCACAGGCATACAGATAGAAGATTCTATTAATGTGTTAGGAAAAATCACACAAAGTGAAACTCCTGTCACTGGGGATGATGTAACCACTGTGTCTTTTGTAGAGGAAAATTTTACAAAATCAGGCTTTCCGCTGTCAACACAATCAACATTTCCTTTATCAGAGGACTCTACAGCCACAGATTTTCAAGACAACGATGCCGCAGTTGGTGACACAGCAGCCACAGATGCATTTGGTGTAGGTATACAAACAGTGTATGACTGTATGGAACCTATTGGTAGTTTAACCACTGCAGATTTTGCTTTAACTGAGAGTCACGTAGGAGCTTAATAAATATACGATGCCAACAACAGTCCAATTTAGAAGAGGAACCACAGCACAAAATAATGCATTTACAGGAGCAGTAGGTGAGATCACTGTTGATACAACCGATGATAGGTTAGTTGTGCATGATGGTACCAACGCAGGAGGCTCTAGAGCCGCACTTGCTTCAGAAACAATTTTCAAAGTGTCGGGAGACGACTCAGTGGGGTTATACCTACAAGGCGGCACTGACGTACTACAGATTTCAGGTGGTAATGGAATAAGCACTTCAACTGCATCCACTGGTGTGTTAACCATTGCTATGGATGGAGATATCACCACAGTAAATTCTATTTCTTCTGCAGATTCCACAGGTATTGTAATCAATGATAATCTAATAATAGCAGGCACAATAAAATCAGATGACTCAACTGCACTGCAAATAGATGAAGCAGTAAACATATCAGGTGCACTGTTTGCAAATGGAGCATTCAACACCAACAGTACTATTACATCGGGTGCAATAACATCGTCAGGCAGTGTTACATCAGGTGCTTCGTTCATTATTGGATCAGCAGATATAGATGAAACTGATCTTGAAAAAATTGACGGAATAACAAATGGGGCAGGTGCCGCTAATAAAGCGTTAGTGCTGGACGGGTCAGCCAATGTTGCGTCAGGGTTGGCTGCCTTGACAGCAAGTGGTGTAATCACTGCCGCAGGATTCACAATTGGCTCTGCCGCAATCGTTGAAGCAGAACTCGAAACCATCGACGGAGTAACAGCAGGTACGGTTGCCGCATCAAAGGCAGTGGTAGTTGATTCAGACAAAGACATTGGATCATTTAGAAACGTAACTGCAACTGGTTCATTCATAATTGGTTCTGCTGACATGAATGAAACTGATTTAGAAAAATTAGATGGCATCACAAACGGAACTGCCGCAGCTAACAAGGCATTAGTTGCTGATGCTAATATTGACATAGACACAATTAGAAACTTAGGCATGACTGGCAACATTGAAGTTGGTGGTGATGCACAAATAGGTGGCAACTTGACAGTGTCAGGCACCACAACATCAGTTAACACAACAAGTTTGGAAGTTGCAGATGCACTTATAGAATTAAACAAAACAAACTCAGGCGGTGCCGATGTTGATGCTGGTATATTCATTCAACGTGGATCAGCAGGCAACAACGCAGTGTTTTATTGGAACGAAGGCGATGACTCATTCAAAACAGTACTATCAGAATCTGTTGCAACAGCAACATCGGTTACAGATTCTTCATTTGCAGGATTAGAAGTTGGCTCTCTTACAGTTAATGCTGGTGTAGGCATTACTGCTAGTAGTGGTGATGTTACTGTGGCCAATTCAACTTCCGACAAAGATTTAATATTCACTGTGAATGATGGCGGAGCTGCCACTGAGGTGTTTAGATTAGATGGTGATGTATCAGCACTGAAGATTGCGGCAAGTAAACAACTACAACTAGGTGCCGCTGAAGAAAGTATATCAGGTGACGGCACGGACATTACTTTTGCAGTAGGTGCAGGTGGTGACATCAACATACCAGCAAGTATTGGTATAACTTTCGGTGATGACGGAGAAAAAATTGAAGGTGATGGCACTGACTTAACCATAACTGGTAACAATATTAATTTAACTGCCGCAGCCGCAGTTGTTGTACCAAGTGGAATACCAATTCAATTTGTTGATGCTAATGAAAAAATAGCATCTGACGGTACAGACTTAACCATTAACTCAGGTGCAAAAATTAATCTTTCAGCAACTACAGATGTACACATTCCGACTAGTGTTGGTTTAGTATTTGGTGCTGGTGAGAAAATTGAAGGGGATGACACAAACCTAACACTCACATCAGGTGGCACAATCATAGCCGATTGTACTTCATTGGTCACTACCACACTGGATGTGAACATAATTCAATCAACTGACTCGGCTGAGATATTAATAAATGAAGCCTTAAGAGTCACAGGTACAATAACTGGTACAGTTACATCGGCACAATATGCTGACTTGGCTGAGATATTTCCAACAGACGAGACCGATCTAGAATCAGGAGATGTTGTGCATTTCACCGGCAACAAAAAAGTTGGCAAGTGCAATGAAGATGCTCATTCATCTGTTGCAGGTGTAATATCTACTGAACCAGGCTTCCTTTTAAATGAAGGAGCAGTTGGTGTAAAACTGGCAATGACTGGACGTGTGCCTTGCAAAGTTACTGGCACAATCAATCCAGGAGACTTGTTGGTATCTGCAGGCAACGGTAGAGCCAGAGCAGAAGCAAATCCATCTATTGGTACAGTAATAGGTAAAGCATTAGAGAGTAAAGATACTGCCGGTGACGCTGTCATCGACATCATGATCACAATGATGTAATTAGACTATCAAGTCTAAAATAGTTTGCAACTTAGTTTTTATCTGTTTGTTTTGTAAAGTTTTTCTAACACCTTCATGCAAAGGCAGTGGCCATGCATTCATAGACACCCATGCATATCCTGAGTGCTCTTGGTTCAGTTTGGGTGTAAATTCATGATCTACTACGCATACAAAGGTATGAAACTTAAATTTAGTGTCTTTGGATACAAATAGTTCTAATGGCATAGTTTTTAAGATGGTAGGAGCAAAGCCAACCTCTTCGGTGATTTCTCTTTGAAGTCCCTGCCATGGTGTTTCTGTATCAATTGACTTACCACCAACCATACCCCATGTGCCTTTTTGTTTAGCCGAACGATTTAAAAACAAAAATCTTTTTGTAAGTTTGGCATAGAATAAACAACCAGAACAAATTATTTCACTCATACAAGTATTGTATACTCTAAAATTCTATAGACCAAGTGCCTGGCTCGTAAAAACCTTCGAAAGATTTAACCCACATGCTGTTTTCAGGCAACCACTTGTATTGAATACCACTTGTTAGGTTAGTGACATAATGCACTTGATCGAAAGTGCTGTCACCCAAAGATGAAGAATCTAAACTGCCTCTAAGTAGTTGCGTAGACCCATCATTAAAATCCGCATTAAAGTCTACAACAAAATCATTGCCGACTTTTTCTACGATGTCATTTGCATTTGCAATTAGATTACCCCAAGCACTCGGTCCTACATTAACAGTTGAGTCATCACTGGCACTACCAATAGATTCTGTTAGCAAATATCTTGTGCCATTTGGTGCATTTACTGGGTTAAAAGTTAATGGATTTATTACCGCATCAACAGCATTCATTGTGTTAGTTGGCACTGTGTCAACGTCAACAGTGAACAGCAGTGTTGTTTCGTCTTGTGGATCAATGGCCACTGTGCCAGTTACATTTACTATAATGTCATCGCCATTTATATTTGTTGCTGATTGTTGTAGTTTTACTTGAGTTGCACCACCAAGTATTGTTTTTGAATACAGTGCTTCCAATTTGTGCCAATTGATCTTTGTGCCATACTGTGACTGTGAAACAAATGCTCTATTTTCTATATTGTCTGCATGTGTAGGAGATGCTTGACCCAACAGTGTGATCCTGTTACCAAGCACTAGTAAACCAAACTGCCCCGGAGTTACATTTTGTCTAGAAATTATGCTTTCTCCAAGAATACCATCAACATCAACAGTGCCTGCTTCTTCGTCAAATATACTCATAACAATTTTTTCGATCACGCCAAGTTTCTTCAACTTCGCTGGCGGTGATAACCATATCGGTGTTCTAAATGTTAATGTTGCAACATCAATGTCATCTGCTATACCTGATGGTATTGCTCTTGATGTGTAAAGAATATTAGTTATTTCTACAAAACTTAACGAAGTCCAATCTAAAAAATTGTCAGTGGTTTGCAGTTCTAGTGCAGGATTGAACAATACTAGTATTTGTTCTAGTATTTGTAATTTTTGATCTGTATTAGTAGTAAAAATATCTGCGTTGAAAGTTAATTCAAATGGTGTAGGCATAATTCTTTCGATGGTATGAGCCTGGCCTGGCGCTCCTGTATAAGTTTGTGTAGCATCGTCAAACTGTCTTTCACGAATATGTGTTTTATCAATATGATAAGGATTCTGCATTCTATCTCTATCATATGCAAAATTTGTAATATAGCAAGAAATTTGTGGTGCGGCTATCAACGTATTTTCAGATCCTTTCTTGATGATCTGTGCAACCTGTCTTGACATGTCTCCATACTTCACAGGTACCTGCAAAGTCTCACTGGTGCCTTTAGAATTTTTTCCTGTGATATAGGAAAAATTAGACATCATTCTTATGAATTGTAAAATGTATCTTCTTACTTGGCCGTCATAAAAGTGATCGATTGTTCTTCAGTGGTGTTAAGCCACAGCCTCCTTATCCATATTATTAACAGTGTTTGTAAACTTATAGATGTGCATTAATTATCCGCCTGTGGTTTTAACAACTTGCTAAGTGCTACACGTTCAGCAGTAGTTGATGATCCGTCAGCAAGTGTAGTGGTGTTGTTGTTGTTAATAAAGCCAGTTTTCTGTGTGTTTTTGGTACTGCTCTGTGTCATTGTCTGTCTTACGTTATCTTCTATTTTCACAAATCTTTTTCCATCATATCTAAACAATCTATTTGGTGCATAATCAGTACGTAGTACAAACATTCCTACAACTGGATTGGCAGGAAATGTTGTAGCCGCTGTATAGGTTTCTCCATTGGCTGGAATCCCATCTCCTGTGAGATAACCTTCTAGATAGCCATTGGCTTGAGGTGTTTGATACACTTTGTCAACATTGAGATGTCCTGTGTCTGTTAGTAAATCATCATCGTCTACTGTGACTAGTGCAACTTTGCCTTCTTCGTCGGTGGGCATCACATGTAACTGTTTTGTGTTGTAACCAGATGACGGTGCATCTGATTCTGCTTGAGCAACCACTGCTGTGTTAATTTCTAAATCTTTGTCTCTAGATTTTTGTGATACATTTTCATCCTTGTCGCCAAGTATATCTCTAAACTCTTGTGCGTCTGTGATGCCTTTACATCTTACTCTATAAAGGTGTGGCCACCATGTTTTAGAAAATCCTTCTGCTGAACGTGCCACATCTTCAACCACATAATATCTTTTTAGTACTGCTGTATCTGTTTCATCCAAAGAATGTTCATCGTTAAGGTGTGGTAGTTCGATGACATCTCCAGACATAATTTTTCTACCTAATGATTCAACAATGTCTTTAATATGAAAAGTCATAAACAGTTGATCATTTTGTAAAAATAATCCAAACTGAGAAAGATCAAAATCTATGTCAGACACATTGTAAATTACACGAGTGTGATATACATCTGACTCATACTTGCGATCTCTGTTTTCCAAAAGCAACATATCCTGTATTGCTAGTTCGTTAAGAGAGTCTCCGGATCTTTGAGGCTGTGATGCATCATTAAGTTCACCTTGATCAACTGGGGATACGTACTTGTGAATATAAGCATCTGTTCCACCTATTTGGAACATTTCGGCAATATTGCGATCCTGAAAAGTGAAATCATTACCTTTTTCGGGTTTGTATAAAGACAGTCTTGGCATTCTACATATTTACCGTTCTATAAATACACATATGCCAGACACAGCACTATCAGAAGCCACAGACAATCAAATAAACGCGGCAAAACACGAAATATACGATTATGTGAAAACACGCTTGGGTGATGGCATGATCGAAGTTGAACTTGATCCAAA